GGCAAGGGTGCTGTGGCTGTCCTGATAGGTGTCGGGACGATATTCGGCGGCATAGTCACATGGCTTATGAGCCACATCAATTTCCACCCATGAACGCCACTATCATCGACTACGCCAAAGCCAAACAACGGATCATCGAAGCAAACGAACGCGCTGGCAAAGCGGTGTGGGAATACGGCCTAGCGATGCTGAAGAATGGCGTGAAGCCGAGGGAATTGTCAAAATGACTCTGATGACGTTCTATAATCTCTATGACAGCACGGGCACTGAATACGCCGTGACGGTCGCCGCATCGCGCTCGCCTGTGTTGCAGCTTGTGTGCTTGAAGTAATGAGCGACGAACCTAAACATGCCGGTGGCCGTCCATCTAAATACACACTGGAAATGTGCGAGCGGGTTATCGAGGTTGGTAGAGAAGGCGGCGCGGTAGCCGAAATGGCCGTGGCCTGCGAGGTTTCAATACAAACGCTGTATGGTTGGCGCGACAATCACGAAGAGTTTTTTGAAGCCTTCATGTACGGGCAGGCATTAGCCGAAGCGTTTCATTCAAAACGTGTCCGAGACGGCCTCTCGTTGGCTCCTAGTGAGTTCCAAGGCGCGGCCAATCTCAAATACATGGCTCAGCGGTTTCAGGACCGATGGAGCGAAAAACAGCGCCTAGAGCATAGCGGCCCGAACGAAGGCCCGATTGAAGTTTCTCAGGTTCCTCCGTCCGAAAGGATGAAAGCTTATCTAGATGGCATTGCAAAGCGTAGCGGAACAGATAGCTAGCCTGCCTGTTGCCGAGCGCAAGGCGGCGTTGGAGCAGTTCAGCGCAAAGGACTTGAGCGAACTCCTTTACGATTGGCGTGGATTTCTAGCAAGGCCGGATCAAATCGCTCCTGATGGTGATTGGTCCATCTGGCTCATTCTTGCGGGACGTGGGTGGGGAAAGACGCGAACCGGCGCGGAATGGATCAAGGAGAACGTTGCGAGCGGTCAATATCGCCGCATTGCGCTGGTGGCTGAAACAGCTGCGGATGCGCGTGACGTGCTTGTGGAAGGCGAGAGCGGGTTGCTTTCGATCTATCCCAATGGCGAGCGGCCTTTGTATGAGCCATCAAAGCGCAGGCTGACGTGGCCCAATGGTGCGGTTGGCACTCTCTACAATGCAACCGAGCCTGACCAGTTGCGCGGCCCTCAGCATGACTTGGGCTGGTGCGACGAGATAGCCAAATGGCGTTATGCCAGAGAGACTTGGGACCAACTTCAATTCGGCCTTCGTCTCGGTCACAACCCGAAACAATTAGCGACGACGACGCCTCGCCCGATTGAATTGGTCAAGGCTATTGTTGCGGGGCAAGAAGGCAAGGTTGCAGTTACGCGCGGATCCACAATGGACAACCGCTCTAATCTGGCCGCGCCGTTTCTTGAGAAGATACAGAAGCGATACGCAGGAACGCGTTTAGGCCGACAGGAATTGAACGGCGAAGTGCTTGGCGATATGCCGGGCGCTTTGTGGCAGCAGGGGTCGATTGACCTCTACCGCGTCCGTGAAATGCCAAAGCTTGAACGCATTGTGGTGAGTGTTGACCCGGCTGTCACCGACACCGAAACGAGCGATGAACACGGGATTATTGCGGCGGGTGTTGGTGAGGACCAGCGCGGGTATGTGATCGAGGACGCGTCCGTAAAGGGGTCTCCTGTTGATTGGGCCAGACGCGCTATTTCGACGTTCGATAAATACGACGCCGACGCGATTGTCATTGAGGTCAATCAGGGCGGCGACATGGTGCGGCATGTGCTGAACAGCATCCGCCAAGGTTTACCGATTATTGAGGTCAGGGCGACGCGCGGCAAGCATGTGAGGGCTGAGCCTATTTCAGCATTGTACGAGCAAGGCCGCGTTAGCCATGTCGGATCATTCAGCGAGCTTGAGAACCAAATGACAATGATGACAAACGCTGGCTATCAGGGCGAAGGCTCACCGGACAGGCTTGATGCCGCTGTATGGGCGTTTACAGAGTTATTCCCGGCTATGACGGCTGAACATTCCGAGCCGGTACATGTGCCGCGCTTCCATAGCGCCGGAGGATGGATGGGCTAATGGCTGAAAAAGAATCCGGCGAGACAGTCATTCAGGAAGCCCTTGAGCAATTCGAGGAAAGCCAATCTGCGTCCGACCTAAACCGCAAGGAAGCACATGATGACATTGTGTTCTCACGCCTCGCGCAGCAATGGCCCGACACGATTGTCAAGCAGCGTATAGCCGAAGGCCGTCCGTGTCTGACCATCAACCGTTGCTTGCCCTTAATCCGGCAGGTTGTTAATGATGCACGTCAGAACACACCGGCTATTACGGTTAGCCCTGCTGATAGCGGTGCAGACGTAGCGACTGCCGAGGTTATCAACGGCCTGGTGCGCTCCATTCAGAACGGACGCCGCAAGGCTGATATTGCCTATGACACTGCGATTGAACATGCCGTGTCCGGTGGCTTCGGATTTTTCCGCCTTGGGATTGACTATGTAAGCCCTGACAGCTTCGACATGGAAGCATTTATTGACCGTGTACCTAACCCGCTCATGGTTCATTGGGACGTGTCATCGACAGAGTTTGACTCGTCTGATTGGGATTATGCGTTTGTCTCGGATTTCCTGACGCCTGAACAGTTTAAGAAGCGTTATCCCAAGGCTGAGGCCATTTCGTTTGAAGGCACAACGGCTGACCTGCAAACCAGTTGGACCGAGGATGACCGCATCCGCACAGCAGAGTATTTCACCCGCACCGAAGACAAGCGCGTTATCTATCAGTTGAGCGACGGCAAGACGATCCGCAAAGACGCATTGCCCGACATGGCTAAACAGTTCTTCGAGGCCGGTGGCGTTGATCTGGGTGGGCAGGTTGATGATGATGAGATAGCAAACGCCTTCATGCAGATGAATGGGCTTGAGATTGCCCGCCAGCGCGATGCCACGTTCTACAAGGTCATGCGCCGTATCATTAACGGCGTTGAGGTTCTTGAAGAAGACGAATGGCCCGGCTCGCAAATCCCAATCTGTCCGGTTTGGGGAGATGAGGTTATCATTGATGGGCGCAGACATTTCCGCTCGTTGATCCGTGACGCCAAAGACCCGCAGTTGATGTTCAACTACTGGCGCACGGCGGCGACTGAATTGGTTGCCCTTGCGCCCAAAGCGCCCTTCATGCTGCCCAAAGGGTCTATCCCCAAAGGCCAAGAGGAATTGTGGGCCACGGCCAACACGCGCTCGCATCCTTATCTCGAATACGATGCCACTAAAGGCCCGATGCCACAGCGTCAGCCCTTTGCCGGTGTGCCTGCTGGTGCATTGAATGAGGCTATGACGGCGGCTGATGACATGAAGGCCATTACGGGCATATTCGACAGCTCTATCGGCGCGGAATCGAACGAAAAGAGCGGCAAGGCCATTCTTGCTCGCGAACGTCAATCCAATGCGTCGAACTTCCATTTCATTGACAACCTGAACCGCGCGATTGAAGGCGCAGGACGTCAGTTGGTTGAAATTATTCCCGCTGTTTATTCAGAGCGACAGACAATTCGTATTCTGGGTGAAGACAGCAAAGAGAAGGTCATACACCTCACACAGCAAGACGGTGGCTCGCAGTTGCCTAATGCCGAGGGCGATGGGCCACAACTCTATAACCTCTCTGTGGGACGCTATGACGTGTCTGTGTCGACGGGTGCGAACTACGCAACGTCACGCGAGCAGACGAAAGAAACGCTCATTGAGATCATGCGCCAAGTGCCCGGCTCTGCTGCGGTCATGGGAGATATTGTTGCCAAATATATTGACTTTCCCGGCAGCGATGAGCTTGCCAAGCGCTTGCACCTACTTTTGCCGCCTCAAGTGTTAGCGGCTGAACAAGGGGTAGCAATGCCCCAACCCATTCCCGGTCAACAGCCGGGTAATCCTGCCGGTCAACCTCCTGTGAATGGAGCAATGCCGGTCCAATAGGTCACGCAGTGATGCGCCACCAAAGGAGATACTATGGAAGACGAAGCGAGCAGCCCTGCCGAGGGAGTCGCACCCGAAGACGATGAGCCGATTGAGGGCACGGAACCCGAAGGAAGCGACGTTGAGGAACCTGACGAAGAACCGTCAGACGAAGAAGCCCCAGACGGGGAAGACGATGGTGACGACACCGAGGAATTTGATGAACTGAACATCGGTGGCGAGAAACTCAGGACGCCCAAGGGGGCCATTCCTGAAGATGTTCTTGCCAAGTTGAACGGGTTTTCAAAGAACCTTGAGGCCGGTTACACCAAGAAATATCAAGAAGTCGCCGAGACACGTAAACAGCTTGAAGCCCGCACCGAAGCGGTCAGAAAGTTGGAAACGCTGAACGGTGATGCCTTGATGACATTTTCACGCGGCCTAGCTATCCGCAGTGAGCTTGAACAACTTCAACAGGTCGATCTGAATGCGTTGTGGCAGTCCAACCCGGACCAAGCCCGCCGTTATTCGGACATGATTTCGCAGAAGACGGGCGAGCTTAACAACATCATCAATCAGGTGACGCAGAAAGAGGCACAACTCACCCAAGCGCAGGAACAAGAGGTTCAACGGCGCATGGCAGAGGGCCGTCAGATTGTTGAGCGCGAGATTAAGGATTTTTCGGCTAGAGAGCCTGAAGTCATTGATTACGTGGTCAAGAATTGCGACATGTCTCAGGAAGAAGCCAAGACGTGGCCCCTCTATCCGAACAACGCGAAGATGGCTTACAAAGCCATGATGTATGACCGGATGCAGGCAAGCACCAAACCAAAACCGGCCCCGAAGCCAGCGCAGGCAAAACCGTTCACGCCCGTCAAGGGCAAGGGCGGCAATGCTGTGAAAGATGTTTCCAATATGTCCACATCGGATATGGCGAAGTATCTTGGCCTTCCCGGCTAATCACAAAACAAAGCCCGTCGTGAGACGCGCTATCCCATAGAAGGACTATTCAGATGGCTGCTAATACCACTCTGACAGCGGACATCATTGCCAAGGCGGCAGTGACGATCCTTGATAACGAACTCGTTATGGCGAAGAAGGTTTTTCGCGGTTACGAAGAAGATTTTGCCAAGAAGGTCAACGGCTATGAAGTGGGCGAAACCATTTCAATCCGCAAGCCTGCCGATTACACCGTTCGCGATGGTGCAACAGCTTCGGCCCAGAACGTGACAGAAGGCAAAACCTCCATCACGATTGACAAGCGCAAGGGCGTTGACTTCAAGTTCACCTCGCAGGAACTGACTCTCAACATCAAAGACCTTGCCGAACGTGCCATTCGACCGGCGATGATCCAGCTTGCCAACCAGATCGACCTTGATCTGCACAGCGAGTACAAGAACGTGCCGAACTGGGTGGGCACAGCAGGCCAGACGATCAACTCGTTTGCTGACTTTGCGGTTGGCCCGCAGCGTCTTGATGAATATGCCGTGCCGCAGGATGGCCGTTGCGCCGTACTGTCGCCCGCCGATCATTGGGGTCTTGTTGGTTCACAGACCAACCTCTACAACGACACGATCAACAAGCCTGCATACCGTAAGGGCGCGACTGGCATGATTGCCAATGTCGATGCTTACATGACGCAGAATGTCGCCACTCATATCTGCGGTTCTGATATGTCCGGCACGGTCAATTCGTCTGTCACGACCTCCACAATCACTTATGCGGCTGTGAAGGATACGAACCAGCAGACGATCACTTCGGCGAGTGTCAGCTTCAATCCGGGCGACGTGTTTACGATTGCAGATGTGTATGCGGTCAATCCGGTTACGAAGACCGCGCTTTCGTTTCCCAAGCAGTTCACGGTTGTTTCATACTCGTCCAACACGCTGGTATTTTCTCCCGCGATGATTTGGACGGGCGCGTTCCAGAACGTGTCTGTGACCTCCGGTGTGACCGACCTTAATACCAAGGCCATCACGGGCGTTGGTACGGCTGGCACGGCTTATCGCCAGAACATGATCTTCAATGAGAAGGCGTTTGCCCTTGTGACTGTGCCGCTCATTTCTCCGCCCGGCGCGGTTGATGTGGGTCGCCAGACTTACAAAGGTACGAGCGTCCGCGTGATCCCCGTCTATGACGGCATCTCGGACGAAAGCATGTGGCGTCTGGACGTTCTTTACGGGACCAAGACGATTGACGGTCGTTTGGCTACGCGCCTTTCCGGCACATAAAATTAATAAGTGGGGCTTCGGCCCCATTCCTTTTCATTCATTCGAGGAGAATTATCATGGCTGTTAAACAGCTTTCCGATGGCGGCAGCGATGGCGTCAAACTCGGTCAGTCTGCGACTGATCTTGTTGGTGTCTACGGTGTAACGCCGATTGTTCAGCGTTCCGGCGCTGCTCAGGCTGCGGTTATCACGACTGCGGCTACAAGCACGACCCCCTTTGGCTATTCAGAGGCACAGGCCAACGCAATCGTTACGCTGGTGAATGAACTCCGCGCATCGCTTGTCGCGGTCGGTATCATCAAGGGCGCTGCTTAATCAATAGGCGGGGGCTTCGGCCCCCGTTTTCTCTTTTGCGGGTGGTTCAATGACGCTTCTCTCAATCTGCCAATCTGTGGCTGACGAAGTTGGTATTCTTCGCCCCGCAACGATTATCAGCAATTCCGATCCTGACGCACAAAAACTATTGCGCTTTGCGAATAAGGTCGGCAATCGGTTGATGAAAATATACCCGTGGCAGGTGCTTCGTAAAGAGCGCACGTTTACGGCGATCAGCGGGTCAACGCAGGCAGGCATTCTGCCTGATGACTTTGACCGCTTCGTTCCTGAGACATTCTGGAACCGCTCAGGCTCGGAACTGATTACTGGCCCGATTGGATCTGTGGAATGGCAGGGCTACCAGACGTTTGGCTATAACAAGCCGGAACGTGTCTACATCTATCGCAGCGGCGACATTTCGGTCCTTCCTGTCATGGCGGGTGGGGAATCTCTGGCGTTTGAATATATCAGCAAGAACTGGTGCCAGAGCGCGGCGGCATCGCCTCAACCTGAGTTTGCGGCTGACACTGACACAACGATAGTGAATGAGGAACTGCTCACAGCGGCCTTGCTGTTTAGTTATCTCGATTCAGATGGTCAGCCTTCGGCTAGGGCTGGTGCAGAGTTCCAAGAGTACTTCGATACACTGACCGAGAACGACCAACCCACAGGCCACACAATGCTTGTGGGAGATATATTCGGGCGGGGCGGGCGTCGTTTCTCCGGTGCGCCAAGTGTGCAATCCATCTTAACGGGTATTTACTAATGAGAGCGCCTAGTCGTTCGTCGGCAGTGCCCCCGCCTTACGGTGGATGGGATGCAGAAAATGCGCTTGTGGATATGCCGCCTGAGAACGCCATTGTCCTCGACAATTGGTTTCCCGGCACAGATAAAGTAACGCTTCGGCGCGGGCATACATCGTATGCTACGGGGATTGGTGGTGCGATTGAAACGCTAATCGAGTATGCGCCCGTTTCTGGCAGTTACAAACTGTTCGCGGTTGGCGACGGCAGTATATTTGATGTGACTTCGGCTGGTGCAGTAAGCGCGGCGGCTGTAACGGGGCTTTCCAACAGTCGCTTTCAACAAGTCCAAATCGGCACAGCAGGCGGTCAATTCGTCGTTGCGATGAACGGTGCTGATACGCCGGTTATATATGATGGGTCAACGTGGTCCACCACGTCGATCACAGGGCCAACATCAGCCAATCTGATCTGGTGTAACTTGCATCAACGCCGATTATGGTTCGGTGAGAAGGACAGCCTCACGGCTTGGTATCTTGCCGTGAATAGCATTGCCGGTGCTGCCTCGTCATTCTCGCTCGCTGCTGTGGCTCGCCTTGGTGGCTACATCATGGCGATGGGCACATGGACGCGCGACGGTGGCGCCGGTACGGACGATGTGGCTGTGTTCATTACGTCCGAAGGCGAGGCGATTGTTTATCAAGGTACTGATCCATCATCTGCCTCCACATGGTCGCTCGTTGGTGTTTTCCGAATTGGCAGGCCGATTGGGCGGCGGTGTGTAATTAAGGCCGGTGCCGACCTGATTATGATTACGCAGGATGGATTTGTTACCGCGTCATCAATTCTCAGCATGGATAGATCACAGACGCAGAAGGTCGCGCTCTCGGCACAGATCAACAAGGCCGTGAACGACGCCCAGCGCAACTTCGGTTCGCTCTACGGATGGCAGTCGATCATCTACCCGCGCTCGGCCATGCTGATATTCAACATTCCCCAGACTGCCAGCACATTTCACCAGTACGTCTTTAACACCATCACGGGCAAGCCCTGCCGGTTCACGGGCCTAAACGCGATTTGTTGGGGCATGAAGGGTGAGTCCATCTTCTTCGGCGCGTCGGACGGTGTGGTTTATCAGTTTGATACTGAGGGTGGCGACAACGGCGCGAACATTGAAGGCGATGCGCTGCAAG